AGTACGATCTAATAAATCTTGCAATCCGTCAAACCCTGTATCACAGTGATACAGATACTCTTGCTTACCATCTTCTGTAAGACAACCAACCATAATTAGTTGATTGTCCTTTTCAAATGGATCAAGATGCATCTTATCATCTCGTTTGGTTACTGTATTTTCTACATCAAGTATTAGTTTCATAACTGTTTTGCCAATTCATCTATTCTAACATTATAACAATCTGCTTTAACTGTATAATTATTTGAAGGGTCTACATCTCCCTTTCTTAAAAATGTAGCTTTATCATAATAATCTTCTTTTGTCAATACTCCTAAATACCAACCTTTAGAAAAATCATTTAATATTCTTACAAAAGCGTATGCGTCACATTTTTGTTTAGTGTTTAATTTAGCTATGCTACATTCATAATGTGGTAAAGGTTTAACAGAAGTTTGTTTTGTTTTAACATCTACTTTCTTATCATTTACAACTAAATCATAATCAAATGTATTATCCCATTTACCGTCTAAAATTTGTAAAGCAATTTGTTCTCCAATAAATCCTGACATATTACCTTTTCCACGTAATATAGAATTATGTAACTTACCCATCTCTACTGATTTTTCTCTAGCTTTGATAAGCATATCGTCTGTTATATCTACTTCAATCATGCTTCATACCTTCCTATTTGATAATTAAGTTCACAGTTAATCATTCCATGCCAACCTGTCAACTTATTTTTTACAACATTAAGATGTCTTTCTAGGTCTTCACCCTCACCGTCATCTTGCTTTGGTGGATTTTTAGCTATTAATATCATTAAGTCAGCTTCTGCTGCTTTACCTGTTCTACTCCCTTCCATCATACTTTGATTAAGTAATACTTTACCCTCTGCATCTGCAGATAATTGTGACATATAAAACATGGCACATTTATGTTGCTTTGCAATTTGTCTAGCATGTATAGCATTTGATTTTAATGCTTCATCTAATCTAGCAAAGCCACCTGTTTTTGCAAACTTATCACCCATGTCTAATAACACTACATCAGGTTTATAAGATTTACAAACAGATTCTACCCAAGCCATATCACGACCTGTAGCATCTTTTATTTTAATTCTATCTTTGATAGGCTCGTACAAGTCTCTAGCTTTTGTAGGATTATTTTTAATTTCTTTCATAGTCATTCCTGTTGCAGCAGTTAAGTATCTTGCACCAACTCTATGACTACCTTCTTCATTACACAACACAATACAATCAGCACCTTGATGTGCAAAACCTTGTGGTGCAGCTATCATACTTGCATGAAAAGATGTTTTACCTGTATTTGGTCTAGCACCTATTTCAATTAAATGTCCTTCATTTACACCACTAATCTGTCTAGTAAGAGCAGGTATATTAAAATGCCACCTTGCTTCAAGAGCATTTTTAGCTAACAGTGTGTCAATCTCTATGTCATCCCACTCTACATTTAGATCAGGTGTGAAGTCATCATTATATTGCTCTAATAGCATTCTAAGAGGTTCTAGGCTTGTTTGTGTACCATTAACATAGTCAAACCCTAGATTAGCTATATCTTCCCCCACAATCTGCTGAAATAGCTTTGACAATACTTCTTGTGCTACATCACCACCTAAAGGTTTCTCATTCTTTATTTGTTTAAATAAATGAGAGTATGCTTGTTTTTGTGCTGTTGTTAAAGCAGGATTGTCTGACATAAACAATGCTTCTATTTCGTCAGGCAATACAGACCTTTCGTATCTGTCCATAGCTTTATCAATAGCTTGTTTTATTTTTCTAGTATCTTTACTAAAAAGTCTATCAGGACATCTTGCTCCACGATGGTCATCATAAAATGACCTGTCCATCAAACTACGTATTAATGAAAGTTCCATGTGTTTGTCTCCTTTGGGGTTAGCTTATTTAAATTTACAAAATCTATTTTATTCCTATATTTTAAATCATCTGTGAGTTTTAAAACACGTACATCATTTACGTGTCCTCTTAATTCTTTAGCAAAAGATAGTGTTTTAGGTAATGCGTCAGGGTCTAATGCTATGATGGCTGTTGAGAACTGTGATATATACTTCTTATGTATTTCAGTAAGTGATGTACCCAACACAGCTACCCCAACAAATACATCACTACCTATAATTGCAGCACTTACACAATCCTCAACAACTACTGCCACCTTACCACAACCGAAAGAAAAAGGCAACCCACTATTTCCATATTTCTTCCACTTGGGTAATCTGTTTTTAAGTGATCTTCCTATAGCATCAACAATTTTATTGTTTTTGTAAACAGGAAAGACAACTCGATGTTCTTTTACATCGTAATACAAATCTAAATCATCTGCATTAATTGCCCACTTAGCACACCATGATATTATATCAAGTGTGTTTTTTCTATCGACTACATATTCAGGTAATATAAAATTATTTTCTTTATTTGATTCTATATTTTTATTAAATGTAGTTTGTATATCTTCTACAGATAAATGTACACGTTTCTTACCACTAACATTACAAGATGCCTTGTAACAATTCCATAGTAAAGAACCCATATTATTGGTTACAGTAAATGTTTTATATCCACCACAACTAGGACAATTAATTCTAGTTGTTTCTCCAATACCTACATTTAAATTATTTATAATATCAATCATTTTATATGTCCTTTATTATATATGTATAATATATATAATATATGTTTTAACAATTTAAATGTTAAATACCACACATTTAAACTTCTGTCAACTCTTTTCTTTTATTTAATGCTAAATTAGCACTTTTAAATGTGTTTTTCATGTATGGTTTAACACTTTGTGGGTTAGCATGTCCTGTAACTGACATGATATTTCCCATTGATACACCTGCATCTACCATTTCTACAGTTCCTGTACGTCTTAAATCAGATAAACGTAAATCATCAGGTAAGTTAGCTTCTTTCATTATTCTTTTAGCTACTTTAGGTAGTCTATACATAGAATATGGCTCATAAACTCCTCTAACAGGCTTTACTTTAGGTGCTACGTAAGGTTGAAAGCCAAAATCTTCTTTTTGTTGTACAAGCATCTCACCTAAACCATCACTGATAGGTAAAAACACTTCTGCCCTACGTTTAGATTGTTCTATATGCATTCTTTGTTCAGATAAATCTAGGTTAGACCATTGCAATAAACGCATATCACCCAATCTCTGACACCAATCATATGCCATATGTGCTATAAGACCTATGCTACGTGTTTTGAAATTAGAATAAGCAACATCTAAAAAGTCTGTTACATTTTCTTTTGTCCATATTGTTTTTCTTCTTTCAGGTGTCCTCTTTTTTATATTACTAAAAGGATTTAATGTAATTTTTTCCATGTTAACAGCATAATTATAAACTATTCTAGCTACAGACATAACATGGTTGGCTAGATGCACACCACGATTACACCAATCGTTGTATGCATGTTTAGCAATAAGAGTTTTTATATTATTTATTTGTATGTTGCCTAAAGGCTTATCTAAATCAGGCAACTTTGTGTCCAAGAGTACGTTAAGAAAGTATTCATATTGTTGTTTAGTTTCATCACGTAAACTCTTGAACTCAAAGGATAAATAATACTCTTTCACTAATGTTTTAAGAGTAATTACAGCCATTATGCAGCAACAAGTTTATTAAATTCAGGTGTAGAAATCCACTTAGTAACTTCCTGCTCTCTTGACCACATAGACTGTGATGCAGTATCTTTACCTGTGTTACGTAAGTTAAAACCATTTCTCTCATCAGCATAAGAAGCATAGTTAGTGAAGGCACTGTACAATGCAAACACATTTCTACCACGTTTACTGACCTCTTGTTGTACAAGGGGAAGCATCTTCTTTGCTTTCTGATCTGACTTTGTAACAGAAGAAAGAAACTCTTTCCAACCTTTTACAGAATAAACAGGTAACTCTGTACTTGCCCAAGTCTGTAACTTATTTGATTGCTCTTGAAAATCTAAACTACTTTGATTAAGTTCTGCAATAAATCTAGACATGCAAAAATTAGATGTGTTCTTACGTCTAACCTTATCATAGTCTCCTGTAATCATACCATTAGTACAAAAGAAATCTATAGCACCAAAGAATACTTGATTAGAACAAGACCCATCAATACCATGCAGAGCAATAACTCTCTGTCCTATTTTAGTAGAATGCTTGTCTGTTCGTATTACAGTGCTAACATTAGGCATAACTATATCCATCATAGCCCAAGCATTGTTTCTAGCACTAGACCATCTTACAGTAGAGTCTGTCATAGCATTAGGTATGCTATCTACCATGACATTCTGTACACCATCAAAGAACTCTCTGTGCGATGCACATTTGAATCCTTGTCCTACGACACCAAGATAGTCTCCTGTCTTATTGTTGATAACATATTTTTTCTCATCAAACTTTGTTGTTTCAAAGTTAAGTGAAAAGTCTAAATTTTCAGGTACTTCATGTACCATTGGTAAAACATCATATGGCATATATAATTCTCCTATTGGTTAAGTGATGTTGTGTTATATAACAAATTTAAATGTTTGTCAAGTATTATTTTAAATATAGTGTTTCGACTCGAAACAGTCTAGTAAGCACGTTGCCATGCTTTGTCGTCAGAGTCCAATACATAGTCTGCATAAAACATAGGTGAATCC